GTGAAACGGTCTGTCCGGGCAGGCGTCGAGGACTTGTGGCATCGGGCGCCCCGTAAGGGTGAGCAGGTGTTCTACCCCGCCGACCAGTCGGACGGCCCGGTTTGGTGTACCGACCGCACCCACTTCAAAGCCCCCGGCACGATGGTGTGCACCAAACTCCACGGCAAAGGGAGGCGGTGGCGCGTCCGGTGGGTCGATCCTCACGGCAAGGAGCTCACGGAGTCCTTCGAGAAGCGGGCCGACGCAGACAAGCGCAAGCGACAGCTGGACTCCGACCTGCACACCGGTACCTACATCGACCCCGCCGCTGGGGAGGTGACATTCCGTGAGTACGCGGAGGCATGGCGGAAGCGGCAGGTTCATCGGGACAGCTCTGCCGAGCACGTAGAGAGCCGCTTGCGGCTCCACGTTTACCCCGTGTTTGGTGATCGCCCGATATCGTCCATTCTCCCGAGTGAGATTCAGGCGTGGATTGCCGGGGTCGAGTTGGCACCATCATCTGTGACCGTCTTGCACGGCATCGTGTACGGAATCTTCAAGGACGCGGTGCGCGACAAGCGCATCGCGTCTAATCCATGTGACGGCACCAAGCTGCCGAAGGGCGCACCCAAGAAAGTGGTGCCGCCGACGACTGAACAGTTTGAGATTGTGCGGGCCGCGTTACCTCCCGAGTTCCAGGCGTTGGCGACGTTCGCCGCCGGTACTGGTATGCGTAAAGCGGAGTGCTTCGGCCTTGTAGTGGACCGGCTTCATCTACCAACGGACCCTGCCGACCGTAGCGGCACAGTGAAGGTTGACCAGCAACTCATCAAGGCAAATCCGCTGACGCTCGGACCGCTGAAAACGCGGGCAAGCTATCGGACGATTCCACTGCCGGATGTGGTCGTCGCGACGCTGAAGGAACATCTCAAGCAGTACCCGCCCGGCCCCGATGGCTTGGTGTTCACTTGGGGCGGGAAGCCCATTCCGCGTTCGTCGTTTAGCTATCACTGGAACAAGGCGGCGCGTGCCGCGAACCTTCCCCCGCGAAGCGGTCTGCACACGCTGCGTCACTACTACGCCAGCCTGCTGATCAGATACGGGGAGTCTGTCAAGACGGTTCAGGCGCGCTTGGGACATGCATCTGCAGCGGAAACGCTGGACACTTACTCACACTTGTGGCCGGATTCTGACGACCGCACGCGGGACGCGATCGACTCGGTTCTCAAATAGCTCCTCGTATTGCTTCAATTTGTGACCACTGGTGGTTATGCTCGAAACGCCGGTGTGGGCGCAGACAGCAACGTTCGGACAAAACGCGCCCAGTGCAGATATCTGTACCGGTAACCCCGGAGGCGGCGGGTTATCAGAGCTGCCACGAGAAAGTTAACGAATGTCCGAACAAGACGTCTTTATTGATGCCGCTGGAATCGCTGCGTACTGCGGCCGGAGCATTGACACGGTGCGCTACTGGCAGCGGTTAGGCCAGCTCCCTCCATCTGCGAAGATCGGGCGTAGGCGCGTGTGGAAGCGCGCTGAAATTGTGGCCTTCTTTGAAGCGAAGTTCGCTGCCTGAGCAATAGCTGCACCTTACTTATCCGCAGGTCGTGAAATTCCCGTTTATGATCTGCGTCACGTAGCGGACAGCTAACACTTAAATCGCAGCGGTCCGTGAGTAAAGTAGTAATTAGAGGGATCACAAATGGTAGATGCCATACGTGTCACCAACGCGACTAAAGTCCCCTCGCCGTCAATCAATAAACGTTATAAGCGTCGAGAAGTTACCGGCGGCCACGGCCTAATGGTCAACGAAAACGGGGAGTTCAACAGAGGCACGAACCGTATTCGGAAGACCGGTAAGTACAACCATCTGATCCATCCAGGCGCGTACTCGGGGCCAGTGCCACCGGTATACGGCGCGTACCTGATCAACGCGAACGGTGACAAGGACGGTAGGCGGCGGGTGACCCATGAACGGTTTGTGGCCGATCTCGTTGCCTACGAGTTCCTCGGACCGCCGCCCGCAGGTTGGGCCAACACCACGGTTATCCACCTAGACGGCGATCTAAGCAACGCGGCACCAGACAACCTTAAGTACGTAATCGACGAAGAAGGTGCAGAGCTTAAGCGGCTCAGGCTAATTGAGAAGATCATGCAGGGGGAGAGGATCGGCCCGCTCCGCAAGGTGTGTGCCCGCGATCCCTACGGGACGACGACGCGTAACCCTTACGCGAGTTACCGCGCGGCGATTAACGCTCAGGTGGATGCGGTGCGTCGCGAGCTGCCCGGCGTTTGGAGGGAGTGCCGCGAAGGCGCGGACATGATGCGTAACCCGCCCTACCTGCCGGATAAACCGCGAACGCTGGAACCGGTAGCGAGCTAACACAACTAAACAGACAGGAACATGAGAATGCGTAACGGAAACATTCAGATCACGCCGAAGAGCTTTGAGCTGATGGTCAGCGGTAGGGGGCCGGCTGCCCGAATTGGGCTGCGATTCAACGTTCATCAGGGCTACGCGAACATGCTTGATTCGATCACGTTCCCCATCGACGCGGACGCGGCACTGGAACTCGGTGCGTTGCTCATCGCGCACAGTGATTATCTGGCCGGTCGCCCCGAACGCAACTGGGACGCACTCGCCGCTTAACCGAACAGTCGCCACCGCAACCTGTGCCCGGATTCTCGATGCTTAGGGTCCGGGCACTGCCATATCCGGAGGAATCATGATCGCAGTCATTGAGGGACCAAATGGCTACACCATCGCCCACAACGGCCAGGTGCTCACGATCAAAAACGAGCATGGCCATTACGTGCCTGCCCATTTCACGGGAACCGAAGTCGCGGGACTTTGCGCCGCACTTGCCAACGTGCCTACCCCAGTGGGAACGGGTGCCGTAACCCCGGCTAAGGCGATGGCGCGGATGCGTGCGCGTCCTCCGATCAAGCGCTACCCAGGCGATGCTGCTTAAGCCGTGCCTTGTCTGCGGCGCGCTAAGCGACAAGGCGCGTTGCCCACGGCACCGACCTAAGGACACCAGGAACTCGCGCCGACGCGGCTACGACACCGCATGGACACGGCTAAGCAAACGAGCACGCGCGAAACAGAACTGGTGCTCAGATTGCGGAGCCACCGACGACCTACAGGCCGACCATTCACCGGAGGCATGGCAACGCCACGCTCAGGGCCTGCCGATCAGGCTTGAGGACATTGACGTTGTGTGTGGCCCATGCAACCGGCGCAGAGGCGCAGCCCGCTAGCGGTACACCCGAGGAGCCGCAGCCTTCTTCCGTTCACCGGGAACGATGCTCGTCCAATAGTTGGGACTGTAAACCTTGATCAACACGCCATCCTTCGTCACCTCAAGCACGCCGAAGTCTTTGATGGCGTAAGTCTCGTCGTTCTCGTAGTAATCCCGCCCACCGTCGGTGCCACGGGCGTAATTGATCGTGAATGCCATGGGTATCGCTACTGTCGATACCCTTGGCGGTGACCAAAGGTTGCCACGCCGGGGTGACCTTCCGCGCGGATGCGGACCACGCGCGTGTTGCTGCTCAGTCCACCTCGTCAGGACCAGGACAACCCTCCGTACACCAAGCACGTATCACCTGAGTGTCGTAAGGCTCGTCCACACCAGGCGTCTGACCGTCAGGCCACATGTCGTCGACCAACTCAATGATCGTCGCGCCGCACTTATCACACGTGCCACCGAAACGCCTTCTCTGCCTATGCGCCATACCTCGGACGCTACCGAAACAACAAGCAACACGCGCGGAGCAACACCGAAAACAATTCTAAGCCACTAAACAACGCGCCCCAGTGCCAACCTATCCACCCAACACACAAAAAGCGCTCCACGAGCCAAATAGAGGCCAATAACGCACAAAGGGTGGGGACTAGGGCCGGGCCGAATGGTCCAGTACCCGGAGCGCAAGGCGCAATGCCGATTACTTTTCCCGCTGTTCCTCGCGCTTCCTTAACCGCTGTCTAAAGGGCGTCAGGGGTAGGCAACTACTGTGACCTGCGAAAACAATTTAATAGGGGGTGAGAATGCCTGTCCGTGCTGGACCGAAACAACAGGTGTTAGCAGCCCCCCTGAGCTTCAAAAACTGGCCAAAAGACCGCGCAAAACGACGCGAAAAGTTCATTCGCCAGTACATTCACATACCGCGTGGTGCCGGTGTCGGTAAGCCGATGCGGTTGCAGCCATTCCAGCAGGAAATCACCCGTGGCGCGTTCGCACCGGGTATTCGCACAGCGTTGGTCGCTATGCCGCGTGCTAACGGCAAGACGGCTTATGCTGCTGCTCTGGCTATCGCTGAATTGTTTGTGGGGCCTCCGAGCGCCGAGGTGTTGATCGTGGCCAGCGATAAGAAACAGGCCAGTCACGTTCTCAAGTACGCGAAAGAAATGATTGCTCAGTCTCCGGAGCTGGCGGCGCGGGTGGTGGAGTACGCCGACCACCTGGCGGTGCCGGAGAACAACGCGGTGCTGATGCCTCTTCCGGCTGAACCCGGCGCACTGCACGGCTATGACCCGTCCCTGTTGATCGTTGATGAGCTGCACGTGGTCACCGAGGACGTGTGGGAGGCCGCTACCTCTGTGGTGGGTAAGCGTCCACCGGATCAATCCCTGACGCTAGCAATCTCGACTCCGGCCAGCTCGCCGGATTCGGTGATGTGGAAGCTCATCGCCCACGGTCGTGCCGGTGATGATCCGTCGTTCTACCTGAAAGAGTTCTCCGCGCCGGAGGGGTGCGCGCTTGATGATCGGGAGGCGTGGCGGGCCGCTAATCCCGCGATGACGTGCCCGCAACCGTTCTTGGCTGAGGACGGCATGCTGGCGGCGATGCGCACGCTGCGTGAGCCGGTCTTTCGTCAGCTCCGCTTGGGCCAGTGGGTGTCTGGTGTTGACGCGTGGTTGCCGTTCGGGGCGTGGGACGCGTGCCGGGTGGAACGTGAGGTGAAGCCGGGTGAGCGGGTGGTGCTGGCATTCGACGGATCAGCCTCCGGTGACAGCACCGCGCTCGTCGGCTGCACGTTGGACGGGCATCTGTTCGTGGTCGGCCTGTGGGAGAACCCCGGTGATCCCCGCTGGCGAGTACCAAGGGCCGAGGTCGCTGCCGCTGTTGATTCGGCGTTCGCCAAGTACGACGTGGCCCGGCTGGCGTGCGACCCGTGGGGGTGGCGCAGCGAGATTGAGGCGTGGGCCGCTAAGCACGGTGAGCGCCGGGTTATTGAGTGGAACACCGCGAGTGCGGCGCTGATGGCACCGGCTACCGACCGGCTGTACCAGGCTGTGATGACTAAGACGGTCAGCCATGACGGTGATGAACGCTTAGCGCGGCATATCGCGCACTGCGTTGCGAAGCCGACGCCGATGGGCGATCTGGTGAGCAAAGACAAGAAAGGCAGTCCGCGAAAGATCGACGCGGCTGTGGCCGCCATTGCAGCGTTCGACTCTGCCGCCGAGGTTGCGAAACATAAACAGGACTTGGGGGTTTGGTTCTTTTGACGGACACACATGACGAAGTGCTTAAGAGATTGTCCAACGCTTTGAGCGCGCCGCAAGCGCGGTACAACATGCTCGACAGCTATTGGTACGGGCTACAGCCGTTGGCGTTTGTGGCGCCGGAGCAGCGCAAGCTGTTAGGTAACCGGTTGGGCCGGCTCGTGTCGAATATCCCGCGCTTAACGGTGCTTAGCATCGCTGAACGCTTAAGAGTCCAGGGTTTCGATGGTGTGGATGTCTCCCGCGAGTGGGAGGCCAATGATATGCCGCAACACTCCGCAACTCTGTTCAAAGAGGCTCTGTTGTTGGGTAGCGCCTATGTGTTGGTGAGTACGGCTCCGGACGGCAGTCCGCGGATTACGGTGGAAAGCGCGCGGCAGGTCAGTGTGGAACGTGACCCGGCCACGCGCGCGGTGACGAGTGCGCTTAAGCGTTGGGAGACACTTACTAGCACCGAGGCAACGCTGTTCTTGCCGGATCGGATTGTCCGGTATTCCGCGCCGACGGTCGGGGCTAGCGCGGCTGCGCTTCAGCCGGTGGACGAGTGGGCCAACCCGTTGGGGGTGGTGCCGATGGTGCCGGTCGTTAACAGTGACCGGCTGCTGGACACCGAGGGCTGTTCTGAGATTTGGGACTTGCTGCCGCTCGTCGATGCGGCCAACAAGCTGCTGGTTGACCTGATGTGTACCAGCGAGGCCACGGGCCTGCCTCGACGTTGGGCCACCGGCCTTAGCCCTATGGAACGCATCGTCAAGGACGACGACGGCAACCCGGTGCTGGACGGGCAGGGCAATCCGGTTAAGGAGCTCGTCAGTCCGGTGCCTGAGGACACGTACAAGATGGCCGTGGCCGCGTCGCCTGATGCGAAGTTCGGGAGCTGGTCTGCAAGCGATATGGGTGGCTACGAGTCGGCTATGCGGGTAGTCATGTCGCATATCGGGGCTGTATCTGCGTTGCCACCGGCCTATCTGGCGGCGTGGGATGCGCAGCCAACCAGCGCGGATGCTGTTAGGGCACAGGAGAGTTCATTGGTGGCCCGCGTGGAGGCTAAGCAACTGATCTTCGGGCCCGCGATGGAACAGGTGGCTGCTCTGGTGGTCGCTGTGCGGGATGGTGTGGACCCCGCCACGGTGACTCCGCGTATCAGTTGGGGTGATGCGGCCAGTCGGTCGGTGGCTCAGGAGGCTGACGCGGCGGTCAAGCTGTACCAGGCGGGATTGTTGTCACGGTCGGGCGCACTGCGGCGTTTGGGCTACTCCGACGAGGAAATCGCTGCTGAGCGGGCCGCACGCCGCGCTGAGGCTCTGGACAGCCAGGGCGTAAACGTGGCCGCGTCCCCAAGCCGGGACGGCGCTGACGTGCCGGTGGCGGCGTGAGCGCGATAGACGACTACCAGTCGGCCACAGAGGCACTGGCCACCGATACCGAACGGGCAGCCTTAGCGATCTACAACCGATACCTACGCGGTGAGCTAAGCGACGACGATGCGGCCCTGTTGATCGCGGCTGCCGTTAACCGGGCTAACGCCGCAGCGGTGTCACTGGCTGATGCGTGGCTGACTGTCCAGGTTGAAGAGCAGCTAGGCGAACCGGTGCCCACGGTGGGTGTGCTGCCGGTGGACGACTCGGAGCGGTTGGTTAAGGCCGTTAACACGGTGCTAAGCGAGCCGGCCAGTCCTGAGCCGACTCAGGACGAAACCACAGCTGAGAGCATTGAACCGGCTCAAGGGTCGCCAACTCTGCGGACCCTCCGGGACGACCAGGCCGAGGCACGGCTAGCGCGGCTGGCCAGATGTGAACCATTGGAGGCCGCACAGCAGGCCACCCATGAGGCGATGCAGAAGCAACCCCTCGTTGAGGGATGGGTCAGGCACATGGACGCCGATCCGTGCCAGCTTTGCCGCTGGTGGTGGCGTGAGGGCCGGGTCTGGCCTAAGGCGCACCGGATGCCGACCCATAAGGGCTGCAACTGTCAGCCGCGAATTGTGTTGGTGCCCAGCGTTCGACATACGCAGTTCACGCGCCGGTTGGAGCGCGCTAACGCGCCGACCGGCACAAGATTTGAGAGGTACGCATGAGTGATTCAACGCAGCCTGCCGCTGCCGAGAGCGCCGAAGCTAGCGCTGTCGGCGGTGCCGAGCACCAGGACGACGCTAAGCCGTTCGACCGCGAATACGTCGAAAAGCTCCGCAGAGAAGCGCAGGGCTACCGTGAACGCGCTAAAGCCGCTGAGGTGGCGCTGTTCACTGCGCGTGTTGCAGCTACGGGCCGGTTGGCTGACCCAACCGATTTGCCGTTCGATGCGGGTCTGCTCGACGACGCCGACAAGCTGGACGCGGCCATTACAGCACTGCTGCAAGCTAAGCCGCACTTAGCATCCCGTAAACCTGCGTGGGGTGACGTGGGTGCGGGGCAGTCGCAGGCCGGAGCCAGCGCGCCGACATTCGCCGACCTGTTCCGGGGTGCCTGATGATTACCGAGACACTGACGGTTTATCGCGGTGACGCCGACCGGTACGGCAACCCGGCCAAGCAAGAGCACGGCACGGTGACTGGCGTTCTCAGTTGGGGAACCGTGAACCCGTCCACTCCGGTGGGTGGGCGCGGTGAGAGTGCCAGCACCACAGCCGATCTGTTTGTACCTAAGGACACCGACCTAAGGGCTAAGGACCGGGTTAAGCGCGCTAATGGGGACACCTACCGGGTTGTCGGTGGCGCGCAGTGGGACCAATCGCACCCGCTAAGCGGTCGCCGGTTCGGGTGGGTGATGTACCGGCTGGAGGCCATGTGACCTACCAGTTGCGGGACGTTCAAACCAACCGTGTGCCGCCGACGGTGTTGTTCAGCCCTGGCCTTGGGTCGCTGTTGCAGGGCGAGGCCGACGAGATCGCGGGGCTGTACCGGGCCATTGTGGCTAAGCGCACCGGCAAGCTGGCCGCGTCAACCAGTGCCTATGTGACCGTGGGTGGACGCAGACACGACCGGCTTATCGGCAAGGTCACGGTGGGGGACGGGCTTGAATACGGGGCACTGCACGAGTTCGGCAGCAAGAGCAACCCCGACCGACGCGCGGCTAAAGACTTAGCCGAAGCCGTCGCTATCTGGAAAGGTGCCCGACGCACCTGACCGGGCTAAGCGCCTGACGCGCAGACCTAAGCAATAAATCGTTCTTTGAAAACTGAATAAACAACTGAATAGAGGCATTAATGGCTGTACTTAATTCCAATTTGGCTCAGGCATGGACTCCCGAGGATTACGGGAAGCTGATTGACCTGGTTGTCGCTGAGAAGTCGATTGCGTTTCAGGTTGGTACGGTCGTGCAGACCGGTTCAGAGACAGTGCGTTTCCCGATGCTGACCGCCGATCCGGCGACCGGCTGGTATGCGGAGAACTCGCAGATCAGCCTGACCGACCCGACCAATACCGAACTGGTGATTACGCCCAAGAAGGTGGCCGGTCTGACGCAGACCAGCAACGAGGCGATTGAGGACAGCAATCCGGCTGTGGCCGAGGTTATCGGGCGTGGTTTGGGCCGTTCTATCGCTAAGAAGATCGACGCCGCATTTTTCGCTAACACCACGACGAACGGGCCTAACGGTATCCAGTCGTTGACCGGCGTGAACGTTGTGGACACCGGCACGATTCCATGGGAGTCGCTGGACCCGATTCACCAGGCTAAGCACGACGCCCTGGCGGACGGCGCGAACCTTACGCACTTGATCCTCGCTCCTGACGTTGCGCTTACGTTGGCTAAGGCTAAGGAGGCCGAGGACTCGTACCGTGGGCTGCTGGATAACGTCGCTGACGGGGTGTCGCTTGCCGGTCTGAAGCTGCTGGTGTCCACCGATGTCACGGCGGGCCATGCGTGGGCCGTAGACTCGTCTCAGGTGATCGTGGTCCAGCGCACCGGCACAAAGATCGTGCGCAGTGATCAGGCGAAGTTCGACTACGACGGCGTGCTGATCCGCGCGACCGCCCGTATTGCGTGGGGCTTCGCCAACCCTGCCGGTGTAGTCCATCTGTACGACGCTCAGTAATCGTGGCCGAGGTCCAGGCCGAGGACGTGGGCGCGCTGCTCGGGGACAGCGCGCCCACCGAGGCCGCTCTAGAGCAAGCGGTTAAGGCAGTAACCGTGATGGCGCGCGCTTACACGCGCGGTGAAGGGTTCGACGGCGACGAACCTAACGAAGAGATCGCGGCGGCGATCCTGACAGCAGCGTGCCGATTGGCGCGCAACCCCGGCCAGCTTCCCACCGCAGAGACGATGGGGCCGTTCGCATTTGACGTTAAGGGCGGTTTTCAGGGGTTCTCGCTGGCCGAGCTGGCGGTGCTGGACCGGTATCGGAGGCACGGATGCTAGAGCTACCTGACTGGTACCAGGACAATTTCGTCAACCTTGAGAACTTGATGATCGACCTGTTCGGCAAGGCTGTTGCCGGTGTCGAAACCGGCTGTTGGATGCCGGACGACTGGATTGAGGACGACGACCCCGAGCCGGCCCTGTGGTTCTTCCGGCTTCCCGGCGGGCATGTGGACTATGACCGCAACTTTGACGAGGGCTTGATCCAAGTCATGGCTGTGACCGGTTCGCGAGACGCGTCCTGGCGACTCATGTCTCTTGTCCGGGCCGTGCTTCTGCCCATGCAGGGTTTCAAGTTCACGATGGCTGACGGTTACACCGCACAGATTCACAGCGTGGAGGAAACATCGGGGCCGCAGATGCTGACACCCGGCCAGCAGATCGACACGCGGGTTGTCTTGGCGGCGTTCAAGGTGCGGGTAGGGCTGCGTTCACGCGAACGGTACTTAGACCGAATCCGCGCACTATGA